AATTTCCAAGGACTGAAGAGCATGCTTTCAGAGATGAAACTAAAAATAGCATATTTAATCTTGCTAAGATTTACGAACAGATTGATTTTAATGACGACATTACAACAGAAGGTAATATAACTGTTGGCTCTTTTTCGTGGCAAAACGGTGTTAAAGATACAACAGTACAATTTACACCAAATCCTAATGGAAGATTCAAAGTAAGCTGGGTACCAAGTTTAAATTTACAAAATAATATTTTAATTAAAAATGGATTTAAATACCCTGGAAATGAACATATGGGTGCATTTGGCTGCGATAGCTACGATATATCCGGCACTACCGACGGTAAAGGTTCTAAAGGATCTTTGCATGGACTTACTAAGTTCAGCATGGAAGATGCACCACCGAATCGGTTTTTTCTGGAGTATATAGCTAGACCACAAACCGCCGAAATGTTTTTTTAAGATGTGTTAATGGCATTAGTATTTTACGGTATGCCAATACTTGCAGAAAATAACAAACCTAGATTATTATATTATTTAAAGCGAAGAGGTTATAGAGGTTACTCAATGAACCGGCCAGATAGAACTTGGAACAAGTTATCAACCGCTGAAAAAGAAATAGGTGGCATACCAAACTCAAGTGAGGATATAAGACAAGCACATGCTGCCGCAATAGAAACGTATATAAATTCTCATGTTGGAATTAAATCTGACGGAACTTATGGTGATATATATTTTAATACCACATTAAATGATTGGGCTAAGTTTGATATAAACAAAAGAACAAAATTTGATGCCGCTATAAGTTCAGGTTTAGCAATTATGGCATGTAATAGACATTTATATAGGCCACATGGCGAAAGAGAAAAATCGAAAGTTAATATTAGCTTTGCACGATACGAAAATAAAGGAACTTTATCAAAAATAATAAAAAACTATGGCTGAGTCCGTTTTAAAAAGTTACTTCCCAAGCCAAACAGCTAGCGACGACGAAAAACTATCACAAGATTATGGTTTGAAAGTAGCTAGAGCTATAGAAAATGAATGGTTTAAGAAAGACAGAGGAGTTAACAGATTCTTTGTAAATCAGAACCAATATCATAAATTAAGATTATATGCAAGGGGAGAACAAAGTATACAAAAATATAAAGATGAATTATCAATTAACGGTGATTTATCATATTTAAATTTAGATTGGAAACCAGTTCCTATTATACCTAAGTTTGTAGATATAGTTGTAAATGGTATTGCAGAAAGAACATACGATATAAAAGCATTTTCACAAGATCCTAATGGTGTTAATAAAAGAACACAGTATATGGAAAGTATACTTGCTGATATGCGTACTAGAGAATTTAGCGATTATGTTCAAGAACAATTTGGATTAAATACATACAATAATAATCCGCAAACATTACCAGAAAACGAAGAAGAGTTACAATTGCACATGCAGCTTGATTACAAACAAGCTATTGAAATTGCTGAAGAACAAGCAATACAAACTGTATTTAATCAAAATAATTACGAAAATATAAAGAAAAGATTATTTTATGATTTAACAGTGCTAGGCGTTGGATGCGTTAAAAATAATTTTACACAATCAGAAGGCATTAAGATTGAATACGTAGATCCTGCAAACATAGTGCATTCGTATTCTGAATCACCATATTATGACGATATATATTATATTGGTGAAATAAAAAATATAAATGTTAACGATCTTAAAATGCAATTTCCAAATCTTACAGATGAGGATTTAAAAAAGATCACACAACAAGGAAGTCAAGATTACAATACATATAATAAATACAATACACAAGTAAACAATAAGGATAATAATTCAGTTCAAATTATGTACTTTAATTATAAAACGTACATGAACGAAGTTTATAAAGTAAAACAAACTTCTACTGGTGCTGAAAAAATTATTAAAAAATCTGATGCATTTATGGCAACGCCTATTGATGGCGAATTAAGATTTGAACGTATTGCTAAAAATATTGAGGTGTTGTATGAAGGTGTGTTTATACCAGGTTCAAATATATTATTAGAATGGAAACTTGCTGATAATATGTTGAGGGAAAAAAGTGATGTTAATAAAGTTAAATTAAATTATTCATTAGTATCACCAAGAGTATATAATGGTAGAATTGAATCATTAGTAAGCAGAGTTACAGGTTTTGCGGATATGATACAATTAACACATTTAAAAATACAACAAGTACTTTCAAGAATGGTGCCGGATGGTGTATATTTAGATGCTGATGGATTAGCTGAAATTGATTTGGGCAATGGAACAAATTATAATCCACAAGAAGCGTTAAATATGTTTTTCCAAACAGGTTCTGTTATTGGTAGATCATTCACAGCCGAAGGCGATATGAACCCAGGCAAAGTGCCTATTCAAGAAATAAGTAATAATGCAGGCGCAAATAAATTAGCACAATTAATTAGTACATATAACTATTATATGCAAATGATTAGGGATGCTACTGGATTAAATGAAGCAAGAGACGGAAGCACGCCTGATAAAAATGCATTAGTTGGTGTACAAAAACTTGCAGCAGCAAATAGTAATACAGCAACAAGACATATATTACAAGCTGGATTATTTTTAACTGCTGAAACTGCAGAGAAAATATCTTTAAGAATATCTGATGTATTAGAATATTCACCAACAAGGGATGCATTTATTCAAAGTATTGGCGCACATAACGTTGCAACATTACAAGAATTAACTGAATTACATCTTTATGATTTTGGTATATTTTTAGAATTAGCACCAGACGAAGAAGAAAAACAAATGCTTGAAAATAATATTCAAGTTGCAATTGGTCAGCAAAATATTGATTTAGATGATGCTATTGATATTAGGCAAATTAAAAATATTAAACTTGCAAATCAACTATTAAAATTAAGAAGAAAGAAAAAGCAAGAAAGAGATCAACAAATACAACAACAGAATATACAAGCACAAGCACAAGCAAACGCTCAGGCACAACAAGTTGCGGCGCAGGCAGAGGTGCAAAAACAACAAGCGTTAACTCAAAGCAAAATTCAATTAGAATCAGCAAAAAGTCAAATGGAAATGTCTAAACTTCAAGCTGAAAAAGAAATGAAAAAAGAATTAATGCAATTAGAATTTCAAATAAATATGCAATTACAGGGTATGGCACAACAAGCATCAACTCAACAATTGCAAATAAAGGAAGACGCGAAAGCGCAAAAACAAACCGCTAAACCCTTTGAATCATCGGGTAATGATATATTAAGTGGCGGATTTGGCTTAGGTGCATTTGAACCTAAGTAATATATAATGTATAATCATATAATATTTTATCATGTCAAAAAAAGTAGAAGCAAAAGTTATAGATGCTGAAGAGCCATCTATACAAGAAAAAGAAGAAATTGTACAAAAGAATGCCGGATTTGATGAAGAATCAGGTGTGTACAAGGTGGATCTTTCAAAACCACCAGTAACTGAAGAACAACCTAAAGAAGAAACAGATGCCGTTCAAGAGCAAAGCACAGATGAGGTTCCTGTACAAGACGAATCCGAAACTAGCGAAAAAGTGGTCGAAGAAATACAAGACGAAGAACCTGCCGGAGAAAGTGATGCAGATGTGCGGGATACACAAGAAAAAGAAGTAATACTAGAAGAAGTAACGGATGAACAAACCAATAATGACGAGGTTGCAGTGGTTGCAGAGCAGGAAGAAGAGCAAGTTGAACAGGTTGAAGAAGCAGAGGTTAAAGAAGAAATAGAATATCCTGAAAATATTCAAGACTTAGTTAAGTTTATGAATGAAACAGGTGGAACTTTAGAAGATTATGTGGCGTTAAATAAAGATTATGAGCAATTCGAAGACATGTCTTTATTACATGAATACTACACTAGGTCTAAACCTCATTTATCCGCAGATGAAATTAACTTTTTAATAGAAGATAAATTTTCATATGACGAAGAAATAGATGAGCCTAAAGATATAAAAAGAAAAAAATTAGCTTTTAAAGAAGAGGTTGCGCAAGCAAAAAACCATCTTGAATCACAAAAGTCTAATTATTATAAAGAAATTAAAGCTGGATCAAGGTTAACACCTGAACAGCAGAAAGCAATGGACTTTTTCAATAGATATAATGAAGAAAGTGCAGAGCAAGAAAAAATAACACAATCTCAAAGAGAAGTGTTCGACAACAAAACTAAATCTTTTTTCAATAACCAATTCAAAGGTTTTGAATACAATGTTGGAGATAAAAGATATAGATTTAATGTCAAAAATGTGAACGAGGTTAAAAATACTCAAAGCGATATCAATAATTTTGTCAAGAGGTTCTTGAATGAAAAAAATGAAATGAAAGACGCTGCAGGTTATCATAAGTCTTTGTTTACTGCGATGAATGCCGACGCTATCGCAAATCACTTTTATGAGCAAGGTAAGGCAGATGCTATTAAAGAGTCTGTTAAGTCTGCAAAAAACATCAAAATGGATCCTAGATCCAATCATCAAGAAATTGAAGTTGGTGGAATGAAAGCGAGAATAGTTAGTGGAGACAATTCATCTGGTCTAAAATTAAAACTTAAAAATTATTAAAAATGGCAACAAACGTTTCATTTAGCGGCCCAGCGGCTGCTAGCATAATTAGCCCAAGTGCGGTAAAAGCAACACTTGCGTCTAATTACTTAAACTTCCATGGCGCAGGTGGTGCTAACTGGTCACAGCAGTATTTACCTGAACTATATGAGCAAGAAGTTGAAAGATACGGAAATAGAACTGTATCTTCATTCTTAAGAATGGTAGGTGCTGAAATGCCTATGGCTTCTGATCAAGTTATTTGGTCTGAGCAAGGTAGATTACACTTAGCATATAATGGTGTTGTGGACTGTACAGATGGTTCTGTAGGTACAATCACTGGTATTGATTCAGGTGCGGCTGAGGCACACGCTGTAAGAAAAGGAGCAACTATTGTGGCTTCTGTTACAGGTAACTCAAGTGCAGCAACTGAAGTTGTAAAATGTTATGTAACAGCTGGTATTGAGGCTTCTACATCTGCGTTAACTATCAAACCTTACGGTGGAGCTAACTTAGAAGATATAGGATCTTTAACATCTTCTGATACAGCAGCAGTAATTAAATTCTTTGTTTATGGTTCTGAATTTAACAAAGGTACAGCTAGTATGACTGACGCTGTAGAGCCAAGCTTCAAATCTTTCACTAATAAGCCACTTATTATTAAAGATCACTATGAAGTAAATGGTTCTGACACAGCTCAAATCGGTTGGGTAGAAGTATCAGGAGAATCTGGACAAAATGGTTACTTATGGTATTTAAAAGCTGAAGGTGACACGAGAGTAAGATACGAAGATTATTTAGAAATGGTAATGATCGAAGCTGAAAAGAAAAACGGCGGCGATGCAGCTGTTCCTGAAGGATCTGAAGGTTTATTCTCTGCGATTGAGTCAAGAGGGCTTGTAGCTACAAACCAATTTGATTCAACAACTCCAGCAGTTGATAAATTACCAGAATTTGATGCATTGTTAAAAGAATTAGATAAGCAAGGATCTATCGAAGAAAACATGTTATTCTTAGACAGAGATGCTAATCTATACTTTGATGATTTACTAGCAGGGTTAAACCCAAATATTACGGGTGGTTTATCTTTCGGAGTTTTTGAAAACTCACAAGATATGGCGCTTAATTTAGGTTTCTCTGGATTCAGAAGAGGTTCTTATGACTTCTACAAAACTGACTGGAAATATCTTAACGATAAGTCTACAAGAGGTTTAGTAGGTGGATTAAGCGGTATTATGATTCCAGCTGGTACATCTTCAGTGTATGACCAACAATTAGGTAAAAACGTCAGAAGACCTTTCTTACACGTAAGATATAGAGCTTCTGAAACTGATGACAGAAGAATGAAATCTTGGATTACTGGTTCAGTAGGTGGTGCATCTACAACTGGAGATGACAAGATGGAAGTTCACTATCTATCAGAAAGATGTTTAGTAGTACAAGCAGCTAATAACTTTGTATTATTTAACTCTTAATATTTAAAGTAAATTTTACCCTCGTTGTAACTACGGGGGTAATCTTTACCTTTATTAACATTTTTATTATATTATATCATGGCAAAAAAGAAAATAGCAGAGGTGGCTGTTGAGGAACCCGTAGCGGTTGCACCACCAAAAAAAGAGGATAAAACTCCTAAATGGGAGATTAAAGATAGGATTTATGAATTAAAATTAAATAAAACCCCTATCGTATACATATTAAAAAGTAGAGGATTAATGTGGTTTGATGATGAAATGGGTTATGAAAGAGAAATCAAATATTGTGAAAATCAAAAAACAGTATTTCAAGACGAAATGAAAGGACCAGAAAGACTGAGTCATATTATTTTTAGAGATGGTCAGTTATATGTTCCAAAAGAAAAACAAACATTACAAAAATTTCTTTCATTATATCACCCTTGGAATGGTTCTAAATTTACAGAATACAATCCAGTACAAATAGCTGAAAATGATATTGATTATCTTGAAGCTGAAATTGAAGCATTAAATGCAGCTCAAGGCATTGAAATTGATCATGCAGAGGCAATAATGAGGACAGAATTAGGATCTAAGGTATCTAAGATGACTTCTAAGGAGCTTAAAAGAGATTTATTACTATTTGCTCGAAGTAATCCAAAATTGTTCTTAGAATTAGCAAATGACGACAATATTAATATTAGGAATATTGGTATTAAAGCTACTGAAATGAAGATTATTAAATTATCAAATGACCAAAGAACATTTACTTGGGGATCAACTGGTAGAAAATTAATCACAGTTCCATTTGATGAAAATCCATATTCAGCCTTAGCCGCATACTTTAAAACTGATGAAGGTATTGAAGTATATCAAACTATTGAAAAGAAATTAAAGTAAGCAATTGTAGGTAAGAGGCCTGCGATTGTGGGCCTTTAACCTATAATAAACATATAATGAGCGTAAACGTAAATACAGTATACCAAAGAGTATTAGCTATAACAAACAAAGAGCAACGAGGTTATATTACGCCTCAGGAATTTAATTATCTTGCAAATCAAGCTCAGATGGATATATTTGAGCAGTATTTTTATGATATTAATCAGTTTAGTAGAATACCAGGTAACGACACTGAATATTCTGATATGCTTGATATATTAGAAAAAAAATTAAGTTTATTTGAAAAAACAAATCAAACTGTAACAAACGGAACAACATTGCCTAGCGATTTATATAGATTAGGTAGTGTTATCTTCAATAATGCTGTAGCCGAATTAATTAGCCAAAAAGATTGGTTATATGTAAAATCTTCACCATTAGCGCAGCCAACAAATGATTTTCCTGTATATATAAAAGACGTAGACGGAATAGAAGTATACGGAAAAGACAACAGTGGAAATATTGAACAAAAAACATCAACCGTTACTTGTAATTATACAAAGGTACCCAATGAAGTTTCATGGGCTTATAATTCTGTAACAGGTACGTACGATGCAAGCAATTCTGTTAATTTTGAATTGCATGCTTCTGAAGAAACCGATTTGGTTATAAAAATATTAGCATTGGCTGGTGTAATACTTAAAGATAATTCTTTATACGGTATTGCAAGCGGAGAAGATGTTAAAAATATTCAACAAGAAAAATCATAATAAATGGGGTTAATTAATCAAACACAACAAGCATATTACGAAGGCAACGATTTTGGAGGCTATCAGTTTATATCACTAAAAGATATTGTAAATAATTTTATGCTATCTTATGTTGGTGAAGAAAAAATAATCCCTAAAATTAAAAGAAATAACGTAAGTTTTTATGCTCAAAGAGCATTACAAGAATTAAGTTATGATACTTTTAGAATTGAAAAGTCACAAGAAATTGAAATTCCACCAACCTTAGTAATGGCTTTACCACAAGATTATGTAAATTATGTTAAAATAAGCTGGACGGATACAAGCGGTGTTGAACACCCTGTATATCCTACAACAAATACCAGTAATCCAGAAGCTATATTACAAGATGATCAATATAATTATACATTTGATGCGGATGGTAATTTATTAAAAGCTAATGAGTCAGAAACGTGGACAAAATATAAAGACCAAAATACGGATACAGATATTGTAAATGACTTTTATTTAGAAGATAATAGAAGTTTTCAAACATTAAATGGTCAAAGATACGGCTCAGATCCACAACATATGAATTCAAATGGGTCATTTTATATTGACCCTATTAAATCAAGAATACATTTCTCTGGTAATTTAACAGATAAAATTGTAACATTAAAATATATAAGTGATGGTTTAGGAACAGATGCAGAAATGAAAGTACATAAATTAGCGGAGGAAGCAATGTACAAATGTATAGCATATTATATATTAGAAGCAAGATCAAATACTCCTGAGTATTTAGTTATGAGATATAGAAAAGATAAGTTTGCTTCCGTTAGAAAAGCAAAACTTAGATTATCAAATATAAAACTTTCCGAGCTTACACAAACACTAAGAGGTAAATCAAAACATCTAAAACACTAGAATATGCCTGAAATTAAAAACGCTTTCATAAAAGGTAAAATGAATAAAGACCTTGATGAAAGATTAGTTCCTAATGGTGAATATAGAGATGCATTAAACATTGACGTTGATTATTCAGAGGGCAGTGACGTAGGTGCATTAAAAAATGTTTTAGGTAATATTGCTGTAGGATCAATTCCTGGTAATGGGGAATCTATTATTTCATCAGGATATTGTATTGGTAACGTTAAAGATACAAAAGAAAACAAAATATATTGGTTAATACAAGATAATCAATTTATACACCCTATAAATGGCACATATCAAAATAGAGATATTATAGCTGAATATGATATTGAAACAAACACATTATCACCTGTCATAGTTGATTGGAGTATAGGCGCTTTAAATTTCAATAGATTTTATTTAGTTACAGGTATAAATATATTAGATGGTGTATTATATTTTACTGATAATTTAAACGAACCAAAGCAAATTGATATTGCATATTGGAAAACACAAACAACGGATTTTCTTACAAATACAACGGGGTTATCAGAGGATAGAATTACTGTTATTAAAAAATCACCATTGCAAGCACCAACCTTAGTGTTGAGTTCGTCAACAAGAAGCGGGAATGGAACTTCAGGTAATACAGATGTTTTTGTTTCATTAAATTTATCCGACAGTGGCGCAAATGTAAATACATTAAGCGATGCTAAAGAATCTGGTGAAACAATTGTAGGAACATTTACATTAGCGCCTAATTATGAACCAGGGGATGTAGTTACATTAAAATATACATTTTTAGAAGGCGATGATCAAACAAAATTAGAAGCAAGAATATTATTATCATCTGCATATGTAGCTGGCGCAACATTTTTTTCAGGTGAATTATTAACTATAAGTGAAAATGTGCCTGGTGGAATTGTGCAATGGCAAGCAATATTAGAAGAGGAAGACCCGTTATTTGAATTAAAATTTCCATTATTTTCATACAGATATAAATATACTAATGGTCAATATAGTTGTTTTGCGCCATTTTCAAAAGCTGCATTTTTACCAGATCCAACTAAAATAGGTAACAATTTTGAATATAATGCAAAAGACGGTTATAATTTAGCCATGATTAATAGTGTTAGAAGTATAACTATTAATAATATAAATCACAATATAAATACTACAGATGTTGAAGAAATAGATATATTATATAAAGATTCTGCAAGTAACAATATTTATATTGTGGATACAATTAAAAAAATAAATGGCAGCTTAGCAACAAGTTTTTCAGTTAAAGATGAACAAATATATAAAGTTGTTGAAGCTAATCAATTATTGAGGTTATTTGATAGCGTACCTAAAAAAGCTAAATCACAAGAAATTAGCTCAAATAGAATTATATACGGTAATTATACACACCAATTTAATTTGCTAAATGAGCTTACTTTTGATATAAAATTAAAAAACAGATATAACCCTACGGACGATAGAACAGATTTATTATCTATAAAATCAAATAGAACATATCAAATAGGTGTTGTTTATATGGACAAGTATGGTAGACAAACACCTGTATTAACAGATAAATCTGGTATTATAAAAGTTCCATTTAGTCAAGGCAAAAATTTAACTAAATTTGAACCTAAAATTACATCAGCATGGCCTAACTTTGCAGAATATTATAAATATTTTATAAAAGAAATATCTAAAACTGTTTATAATTTAGCTGCAGATAGTTTTTATCAAGATGATGAAGGGTATATGTATATATCTTTTCCTTCTTCTGAAGTAAATAAAATAAAAGAGGAAGATATTATATTATTAAAAAAAGGAAGAGATAACGTACCTTCTGAAGTATCTACAAGTTTTAAAGTATTAGATAAATTATCTACGCCACCATCTTTTTTAGCAAAACCTATTGAGGTTACTTATGAGCCCGCAGTGTTTAAATATTCTGCACAATTTGGAGATGGCACTGAACAAACAACAATAAAGGCAGGTTGTACGCCTGTGCCAAATCATAATACAATAACCGTAAGAGACTTTTTCAAGTGGCAAGACACAAGCGCCGCTGGAAATGTATATGATAGTGATTTACAAACAGCAGTTGGAACATCTATAGAAGGTAGAGCAGCATTAGCTCCAGGTAAAAAAGTAAGATTTGAAAACGCAAACGCTAAATCAAAGGTATATACAGTTAAATCTTTAGAGACACACATGATTGGTGGAGATGATATTGAAATAACATTTGAAGAAGAATTTGGTAATGATGTTTTAATATTATATGATGATTACGAAAACAATCCAACCAGTGCTAAAGTTAGCGGTAGATTAGTTGGTGTAGAACAAGTTGATAAATCAGGAAGCCCTGAGTTTGAAGGTAGATTTTTTATTAAATTAAAAGCAGATAATAATTTATTAAATGAGCTTGTTGGAACTAATGTTAATAATTTAAATGCAATATCTACAACAAATGGTGTTGATGGTGATGCACAAAATAACACAAGTGGAACATCAGGTAATCCTAATAATCCAGATAGGCAATATTTTATTAGATTTGGTGGTAAAAATGGAGTAAATTCATCTTCAACATATACCTTAGCAGCGCAATCAGGTGGTTTTAATCAAGCTGATATTGCTAGCTTAGGCGCATCACAATTAGATTTAACTGAAGGTTGGCATATAACTATAGGAACAACAAAAACTTTTGATGATACAGAATCATACTATAGAAGCCATGCATTCACAACCAATTTAAAAGCCGGGAATTATATATCATTTTTTAACAAATATAAAGCAAACGGAACTGATTTAGATAATAATTTTTATAAAATAGAAAATGTATTTATTGGTGATGCAAGTGATGGTAGGAGATTTTGGACATTGAAGTTTAATAAAAATTTAGATGGTGATGTTAGAACATTTTTTGGAACCGTGGACAGTACAGCGACTAAAATGTCGATAACAGTACATGATTTCAAAAAAGATAGTTTAAAAAATATAACTAATCCACCTATATTTGAAGTTGAGCCGCAAGATGATGTAGATATTGATATATATTACGAAACTCAAGAAGTATTTGTTCAAGGTAATCATGGGCAAGCTAATAATTTATCATATCATAACTGTTATAGTTTTGAAAATGGCGTTGAATCATTTGTTATAAGAGACGATTATAACGCACCAGCATTAGGTAAAGGCGTTCGCGTTTCCACTGTATTTGAGGATAACTATCAAGAGGAAGTTTTAAAATCTGGATTAATATATTCACAAGTATACAACGGTAAAACAGGTATTAATAAATTAAATCAATTTATTATAGCTGATAAAATTACAAAAGATTTAAATCCAGAATATGGAAGCATACAAAAGCTTTATGGAAGGGATACGGATTTATTAGCATTATGTGAAGATAAAGTTGTAAAAATATTAGCAAATAAGGATGCTGTATTTAATGCAGATGGCAATCCACAATTAATTGCTAGCAATAGAGTATTAGGTCAAGCTATTATACCCGCGACATTTGGATCGTATGGTTGTCAAAACCCTGAAAGCTTTGTTGAATTTACATATAGATCGTATTTTGTAGATAAAGTAAGAGGATGTGTTTTAAGACTATCAGCAGATGGAATTACTGAAGTTTCAAATTACGGAATGAAAGATTATTTTAAAGATAATCTAAGAACACAAGTTTCAAGTTCTAATTACGGTAGAATATTTGGAACATACGACGAGGTTAAAAATCAATATAATGTTTCATTA